TTAAGATTCCCCCTGTTTTTGAAAAAGGGAGGGACTTTTATATCAATATAAAAGTCGAACTTGAGGTAAAATTTTTGTGATGATTTTTAACGCTATTGCTTTTGCGGCACGTCATCCACGTGCTATTTCTGCAGCGTATCGTGGTGTTCGTGCTTATCAGACAGGTCGTAAGCTTTATCGTTACGGTAAAGCAGCTGTTGGTGTTGGTAGTGCTGTTGGTAGTGGGCTTTACGGGGCTTATAAAATGGTTCGTGGAACGCGTAAGCGTAAGTTTAAGGGGGGTCATATTGCGATTCCGCGTAAGAAAGTTAAGACTGGGTTCCGTAATATCAAGAAAAAGGTGGGAGGTCGTCGTGGGTCGTCGTCCGGAGTAGTTATGCAAAGCGGGATGACATCTAAAACGAAGTTGCTTGTTGCGGGTCATAAGTTGAATACTAAAGTTTTGAAGTTACTTTCTAACCCTATTCGTGTTATTGTTGAAGGTAATAAGTCTGTTGGTGCTAATGGTATGAATTATGCCAAAGGGGAGTATTTGTATATGGATGCTTCTCAATTTGATATTATGGCGCAGTTAGGATTTAGGCAGCGTGCAGTTTCCGCTAGTGGTAGTTTACCTGCGGCTATTCCTGGTAGGACGTTTAAAGCGTGGATTCAGAGCTTTTATGTTGAGCAGAAGTATATTAATATGTCTAATATGGCTGTGAAGTTGATTATTTATGATGTTAAAGTTAAGCGTGATACGTCTAGTGGGCCGTTTACATGTGTTCAGAATGACGTTGCAATTTTGAATCAAAATCGTGATACTACTATTACTAATGATGCTGCGTTGGCTACTTTGACACCTGGGTATTCTCCTATGGATTCATTGCAGTTTAGAACGCATTGGAAGATTGTTCGGCGTGTTCAGGTGCATTTGGATGCAGGTGGTGTTCATGAGCATATTATTCAAGCTAATTATAATAAGATAATTAGTAGGAATGTTTCTGTTGAAGATAATTATTTGAAAGGTTATTCATTTGGTGTGTATATTGAGGTTCAGCCGTATCCTATTGTTGATGGGGTTACGCATGCTTTGCCTTCCGTTGCACCTCCTGCAAGTGAAGTGTTGATGACTAGTGTCGGCAAGTTTTCGTTTAGGGAGATGGGTATGACACCTGAACATATTGAAGTTACGAATATTTGGACTTTGGCTACTAATCCTACTACTGTAGTGGATGAGAGTGGATTAGTTACACCAGGAGTTACGGTTTAGTATAATTTAGTTTTTATTTCACATTCTATTGTATTTTCTTTTATCCATAAATAGTCTTTGAATAAAGGGTTTTGGTTTGATAGTATTATACACGGTTTCCCCCATTTTATTTGCGTTTTTTTCATGTATTTGTCTGTTGCCGTAAAGTGTTGTTGTGCACCTAACCATTGTTTGTATTGTACAAATCTATCCCAGTCAGGAAAGTCATCGAAGATAGCGTACTGAGCGTCGTTGTCGAAGATGCTGAGATCGAAGGCTCCGTTCCAATATATATGTCGTCCCAGAGATCTTGCCCACTTTGTCTTTCCTGTGCGTGATGGTCCTGTGAGGATGAGGGATTTGGGTCTGTCTGCCTACGCGTAATTGTTTTAGGCCGGCGGATCCCGGCCGGGCGGCGTAGCCGTAAAACAATTGTGTACTTAGTGTGGGCATAATCAAAAGCAAGGTCAAAGTCTGTTTTGTACCTCATGTCTTTGGGAGAGCCATGTTGTTAATTCGTCGGGGATGTTGAATATTAAATCTGGGTCAGAAACATATTGCGGGATGCATACCGCGAATTGTTTATTGGCGAAATATTCCAAATTTTGATGTTGAAAAATGTATCTTCCAGGGTCCGCATTTTTTATCATTTCCATAAATTCTTGGCGGGAACTTGCGTCGAATGCATCCATCATTTGTTTGCGTTTGTTTATCGCTCTGGGTTGTGGACATTCTCCGTAATCAATGGCCACTCCGTCTTTTCCGCAGTAGTTCCATGCAGATAGCGGATCGCGCACTCTGGACACAATGTTTGGATGTATGGATTCGAAGTCGAAGTGTCTAGCGTCGGTGGTCTCGTATTTCTTCTCCCATTCCGCGTAGGCGTGGTAGTGGGTGTGCCCGTCCATGTGAGCCTCCTTGCCGACACGAATGCGGATGGGCTGTTTGAGTCCTGATAGGAATTTGAAGAGGCGTTCGTGGTCGATGGCATCCGCTTGAGAGTATGTGAGTAATAAGATTTTGGATTGTAGGCGGAATGACATGCCTTTTTCAAAACAGGGT